TTAGATGCTTTTCATTAATTCGCTGAATTTTAGAGAAGCATCTTTTTTCATGTCTTTCGTAATGTGCAGATATATATTTCTTGTCACGGTGTCGTTCTTATGGCCTAATCGCTCCATTATCTCCTCAAGACTTACTCCTGCCTGTGCTAACAAGGAAGTATGAGTATGCCGTAAATTGTGAGGTGTCAGCTTCTTTTTTATATTATTTTTTTCGATAATCAGATCCATTTTCTTTTCTATCTGATTTGGCGTTTCCGGATAACCGGCATATCTTAAATACTTTGTGAATACAAAATCCTTCTTATACCAGGTATCTCCCGTTAACAAGATTAATTGACTCTGCCATGCTCTGTGTTTTTTCAAGGCAGCAATAAGAAAATCATCGATAACTATTATTCGTTTAGATGATTCTGATTTTGTGGTTGTTAACTTATATTCTGTGACCTTATTTTTGGCGTTGAAATAGTTTTTATAAATATTAATGGTCTTGTTGTCAAAGTCTATATCTTTCCATTGCAAAGCGCACAATTCGCCGATACGCATGCCAGTATAAGCCAAAGTCAAATAAATGTAGTAAGATTGAACATTAATGTCTTTTTTGGCGCACTCTAAAAACTCCTGCAGTTCATCTTTTTCAAAATATTTTGGCACATCTTCCTGCATAGATTCTTCGAGGGTTTTTGGTTTTTTTGGAATTACTACATATTCAGTTGGGTTCTCCCTGATATATTTTAATTCAATAGCTTTTCTGAAAACCATTCGTCCTGTTATATTTATTTTTCTTATTGTACTTTCTGCAAACTGATCACTTAAGCTTAGTAAAAAATCTTGATATATTTGAGTACTAATATTTTGAAGCTTGGCCTCTTTGAAATAATCAAGCATCACACCGGTTTCGTGTACTCTTTTTAATATTGTGTTTTCTTTAACTCCCGTCTTTTTATACAGCTCCATCCATTTATTAACGAATTCCTTGAAAGTAATTTCAGACTGATTAATATAAGTGCCTTCGTTGTATTCTGTTTGAATTTTTGCCAGAGCAGCTTCAGCTTCTTTTTTAGTCTTAAATCCTCCTTTGGTTTTTTGTTGACGCTTGTTTGTAATAGGGTCCTTTCCTAAGTCAATGACATAGGTGTAAGTTTTTCCTCTTTTGTAAATGTGTCCTTTCATAGGGCTGTCCTCCTTTTTAGAATATATGTTCGATTAATGATTTATAATAAAAGGCCGGCTAAGGCCTGGTATTATCTTTATTGGTTATTATCCTCTAAAAATTGCTTGACTACTTGTATTGTAAAGGCGTGTTCCAAATATTCATTTGTAGTCAAATATCCTACATAGTTGCCTTGATTATCAAAAATTTTAGGCGGCTCCGTTGCGTATTCGTTAAAAGCACTCTTATTCGAATACTTACTGCCATAATCTCCGTATTCGTTCCATATTGAATTAGTTTGATATTTACTGCCGTATGTACCATATTCATTCCATATGCTATCTGCATCATAAATGTCAGTGGTAAGTTTACCTAAATATGTTTTAGTATCATTGGAATACAAATGCAGTGGAAATAAACTTGCTGGTAATGCGGCTCCTGTGCCAGAACTCGGTGTGGTAATTTCTATCGTTTTTGTTTCATCGATGTAATTGACGTTTGCACCCAAAGCTTCAGAAACAGTCCTAAGCGGAACATAGGTTACACCGTTATACAAAATGTTGCCAGCTGGTACGTATTCACCATTTACTCTTATTATCATTTCATTGAGCAATACATCAACAGTTTTCCACACGCCGCCATTGGCAGCCACAAGTGTTATGTTTGATAATATCAAGCAAATTATCAAAATTGACACCAATACTTTCTTTTTCATTACCTTTCTCCTTTTTATTTGTTTTAATTTTCTTTACACTACGATTTCATGCTGCATTCTAGGCATTTATGCAGACATTCGTTCTCATTTTCCTTCTCTATCAAATATATTCCTCTTGGCATTCTTAAAAATTCAAAATCTTTAAGAGATTTATTAGTTAACAGTCTAAAAATACATACTAATTCTATTGGTGTGACTTTTCTATCAGGAGCAGAGGCACTTATATGTAATTTATTACACTTAGTTATAGAGTAAATCACCCTGCAATCTTTATATTGATAAATTTTAACTAGTTTAAATTGTTTATTCATGTTAATAAGCTGAATTACATCCGTGCTTTCATTTGATACATCTGTTATATTTTCCATTTTTATTCCTTTCAAAGTTTTATATCTTTCTTCTTAATTCAACTACAATTCCAAGTATTTTGATTTCTTCATCATCTGGTCCATAGATTTTAGTCTCAAATTCCGGATTAAGCGGCTGTAAAATAATTGCATTCTCTTTTTTTATAACTCTCTTAAGCGTAGCATCATACCCATTTACATACACAACCGCATCTTGTCCACTTTCACAGTTTGGTTGAAGCTTAATAATAACGATATCTCCGTCCAAGTATTTAGGGTACATACTTTCACCTTTGACTTTTAAAGCTATGTATTCTTGTCCATCTTCTGTCCAATCTGCAGGTATCTCTTCCCAGTCAATTATGTCTTCAACGGCTTCTATTGGGATTCCGGCCGGGACGCTACCATAAACATTAATACGAATGCCTTTTTTGCTACCAGTCATAGAGGCGTTTCCGAGCAAATAATCAATCGAAACATTAAACATTTTGGACAAAACCAACAGCATATCGGCAGGTGGTATAATATTTTTTGATTCCCATTTGCCTACAGTAGAGCGTTCCACCCCTAATAAATCTGCTAATTTTTCTTGCGTAACCTTATCGCGTTTTCTCAATTCCTTTAATCTATCTCTAAACATTCTTTTTCCTTCCTATGACAAAATATACCAAAATCTATTAAATATATTATAGTGAATTATATTCACGTTGTAAATATTAAAGTATGAATTCTGAAAAATAATCACAAAATGTATTGACAAAGAAAACAATATAATATAAAATGTGATTATAAATCAGAAAGGAGTATTAAAATTATGAATGATATTCAGAAACACAGACAGAAAAACAAACTATCCCAGGAGCAACTTGCATCAAAATTGGGTGTAGATAGATCAACTGTTGCAAAGTGGGAAACCGGAGAAGCCATGCCCCGTGCAGACAAACTGCCAGAGCTAGCAAAGATTTTAGGTTGTACCATTGATGATTTGTTCAAGGAAGAGAAGGGAGCATAAGAAATGCAGAAATTAGAAGTAAAGAAAATTTTAGTTGAGGCAATATCTGAATATCTCGAACCACTTACGCTTGCTGCAAACACGACACGCATAGCCCTTGGATTACCTGTTGTAGACATAACCCAAAGGGAAGAAATACAACATGAAATTGATTATTTTACTAAAGGTTTCTATGAAGGCAAGGCAGGTTTTTGGGATAAATGGTATGAAGATAAGAAAGCTTTTAAAGCATACCAAGCAGGAAACTTTAAGGGTCGTGAGTTATATGCAGGCAATAATTTTCAGGTAGTCGGATTTACTCAGTAATTTACACTACAAAGACTAAGAAAGGAGAAACCATGAACGAACTAAAGATTTTTGAAAACACAGAATTTGGACAAGTAAGGACAGTAACTATCGAAGATAAAATTTATTTTGTAGCCTCTGATGTGGCAAAAGCGTTGGGATATGCGAAACCACAGAACGCAATCTCAGCACATTGCAAGGGTACCTTGAAATGGGGCATCCCTACAAACGGCGGAAATCAGGAAATGAACATTATTCCAGAGGGTGACATTTACAGGCTGGTAGTAAAATCAGAACTTCCTTCGGCAGAAAAATTTGAATCCTGGGTATTTGATGAAGTTTTACCTACTATCAGAAAACAAGGTTCATATATGCCTGAGGAATTAAGCCCACAGCTTCAACTGTTAATAAATATGGAACTGAAACAAAAACAACTTGAAGTAGCAGTTGCTGATACCAACGCCCGCATTGACAATATAAAAGAAGTTGTATCTCTTGATAGTACCGCATGGAGAGCAGACACACAGAATTTACTCAATAAAATAGCAATATCCTTAGGTGGGACAAGTCAATTTTATAGACAGCTCCGCGAGGAAAGTTATGAACTCCTTGACCGTCGCATGGGTGTGAGTCTTCAAATCAGACTGACGAATAAAAAGCGTCGAATGGCTGAGGAAGGTGCAAGTAAGTCGAAAAGGGAATCAACTACCAAACTAGATGTTATTACTGACGACAAGAGGCTGATTGAAGGCTATATCGCAATCGTAAAGGAAATGGCAATAAAGTACGGTATAGCTGATAAAAAGGCGGTTTAGGAGGCAATGATTATGGAGGAGCTATTAAAACAGCTTATAAAATCCGTGGTAAAAGAGGCTATGGAAGAAATGAGTTTGGTACAACCGCAACCGGACGAATTATCAAATAAAAAGTATGCTGGTTTGCCTGACGTGCTTACGGCAGGAATGATATCTAAATTCTTGAATTTAAGTCAAAGAAGAGTATATGAACTAATGGACTTGAATCCGAATCACGGAGGGATTAAATGTCTCAGGATTGGCAGGAGTAAAAGGGTATTGAAGACAGATTTAATACTCTGGATTGAATCAGGAAAGGGTGCGGCATAGTAAATGGACAAAGAAAAATATGCATGAGTATACACTCACAAAGGAATTGACATATACACACTGAAAGTAGCAGAACCGCCAAAAGACAACTTGGGTTATGTGGTAGATAGTGAATATATCCAAGGAGAATATAACACTCTCAGTGACGCAGTATCTGCGATAGATGAATTATTTTAGAGGAGATGATTAATTGAAATTCAGCAAAGAAAAGTTCCGGAAAGATAAACGCTACAGAAGATTACTGACAGAGGACCAGCTTGAAGTATTAGACGGCCGTGAGGTAGTTGATGAGCGCATCGACTATGAAGTTGACGGTGAGGAATATTGTTTATACCCGGTTATTCCGGAATGGTGTGAGGAGGTACAGAATGGAGATTGAAAAAGCGATAGAAATGCTGAGTGAAACACGACTGCAGTATATGTACAGTATTCCTGATTGCATGGAATATGCAGATGAAGACACAGTTGAAGCAAGTGAAAGTATTCAAAATGTTGTGGATGCTATTAATTTAGCAATTCAAACCCTTGAAAAGCAAGTAGGGAAGAAAGTCATACCCGAACAACACAATAAATATTCACCTATAGGAGGCGAATGTGGAGTTTGCTTAACAAGCCTACGAAAATTTACAAAATATTGCCCTGAATGCGGACAGGCAATTGATTGGGGTGATGAACAATGAACGAAAAGCTTAAGAAATGTCCATTTTGCGGAGGCGAAGCAATATTAAGACCTGTTGATGTTGCAAAAACTGTTTTTCACGTTTATTGCAATGAAAATGGATGTACTCATGCGGGATATTCTACAGAAAAAGAAGCAATTGAAGCGTGGAATACCAGAGCAGAGGAAGAAAATCCACCGTTGACAATTGAGGAATTGAAACAGATGAATCTTAAACCAATATGGATACAGAATACTAATTCCGAAATTGGATTAAACGGGTGGAGTATTTATAGAAAAATGCACATAAAACAGATAGCCCATTGTGAGGGCGAAGCGAATATAAGTTACTATATGGAGAATTACGGTAAACAGTGGCTTGCATACAGGGGAAAACTGGAGGAAAGCAATGACTAAACTACATAAATTTATGGACAAGTTCACCGACGACCAGGAATTTATCCGGCTTAAGTTAGCGGTTGTAACGATACTGATGATTGTTGGAATGACGTTGGATAGTTAAGGGAGGTAAGGATGCTTGGACAATTAACTATAGACGGGCAGTCAAAGCTTGAAGTTACGATACAAAGAATAAAAATGTTTGAACCACCGGAGGGTTACTATGTAGCTTTTAGCGGAGGTAAGGACAGTCAAGTTGTTTATCATCTTTGTAAAGAAGCAGGAGTGAAATTTGATGCTCATTACAATATAACAGGGATTGACCCGCCTGAGCTGGTTTATTTCATCAGAGAAAACTATCCTGATGTGCAGAGACATCAACACGAAAAGTCAATGTTTCAACTAATGGAAGAAAAAGGGCTGCCATCAAGATTTTACAGATTTTGTTGTGCAGAGTTGAAGGAACGCGGCGGCATTGGGCGTTTCGTAATAACAGGTATCCGTTGGGCTGAAAGCGTCAATAGAAAAAATAGCAGAGATTTAGTTGAGTTTGATAAGTATGGCTCGAAAAGTAAACAAGCTTTGAAAAACAAAGAACTTTTCTTAATGGCTGACAATGATGAAAAACGCAACATGATTGAAAACTGTACGATAAAAGGCAAACACATGTTAAATCCAATAATTGATTGGACAGAAAAAGAGGTTTGGAGCTATATAAAAAGTAGAAATTTAAAGTATTGCAAACTTTACGATGAGGGAAAAACAAGATTAGGTTGTATAGGTTGCCCTAATAGCAGTACAAGGCGTAATGATTTAGAAGAATATCCTAAAATTGCTGAAGCTTATAAAAGAGCTATAGGAAGATGGCTTCCGGGTTACCTAGAAAGAAGAAAAGAAAAAGGTGAAGAACCGCGATATACCACAGTTGATGAATGGTATTCGTGGTGGATAGAGGAATAGGAGGTAGAGAATTGAAAACAACTGATATTAAAAACATGCTGATAGAAATAGGCATGAGTGCAAAACTCAAAGGTACTACATACATTGCAAAAGCAGTAAATTTGTACACTGCAAATAAAAAGGTAACCGGGAAAGGAGGAATATATTCTATTATAGCCGCAGAATACAACGATACTGAATCAAGAGTTGAAAGGGCAATCAGACACGCTATAGGCTCATATTTTGAGAAGAAAGGAGACAAATTTATCATATGTCAATTTAGAAATGTCTTGAATGTCTGCCCGGTATGGAATTCTAAGCCGTCAAATTCGGAATTCATTTCGACTATGTCTTTCGCACTTGAAGTGCATGAAAGTGAAACCACTGACTGTGAAGGCATGGAACGTCTGATTGAGAATATTAGAAAGTTCATGGACGCTGGATACGATGATGAAACGGTTGCTGGATTGATAGCTGATAGCACAAATGTAGATGAATTAAATGCATTTATTGAAGATGAATTGTCTTATACAGAATAAGGAGGTAAAAAACGTGGAAGAAATCTGCAAAACTTGCTACTACAGCAGAGGAAAGAAATGCAGCATCATGCACAGTCCGATACCTGGATGCTGGGCGGACAAAGAAGAGGCCGAGAGAAGGGCTCAAGCGGTAAGAAGATACAACCAAGGAAGGTGGGAAGGTGACGAATCCGGAGGAAAGGAGAGGAAAAAGCCGGTAGCTGAGAAATTAGACGAAAGCTTTATGACTCTGTATGACAAGAAACTGAATGATGAACAAATCGCCAAGGAATTAGACGTATCATGGCAAAGCGTCAGGGACTACAGAAGGGCAAAAGCATTGCCAGCAAATAAAAAACGCCGCTCTGCGGGAACAGTAGCGGCAAGCCGTTAAGGGCTTAAAAAATCAATCAATTCATTATAGCAAATTAAATTAAACAATTCAAGGAGGAAATATGAATATAGAACTTAAGAAACTAACACTAACAAATTTCAAAGGCATTAAGGACCTGACAATAGATTTTGATAAAGAAACAAACATTTACGGCGACAATGCGACAGGAAAGACTACAGTATTTGATGCATTCATGTGGTTGCTGTTCGGCAAAGACAGCGCAAATAGAAGCGATTTTAACATCAAAACTTTGGACAAGGATAATAATATCATCCATGGCCTTGAGCACATTGTAGAGGGGATTCTGACGGTTGACGGAAAGGAAATAATTCTTTACAGAGCTTTAAAAGAAAATTGGGTCAAGAAGCGCGGGAGTACAGAATCAGTTTACTCTGGTAATGTGACAGATTATTTTATTAATGCAGTGCCCAAAACAGAAACAGAATATAAAAAGTATATTAATTCACTTATTGACGAAAACATTTTTAAACTTCTTACAAATCCTATGCATTTTAATACAAATTTAAAATGGCAGGAGAGGAGAAAAATTCTCCTTGATATTGTTGGCGATATTACAGACCAAGATGTAATCGAATCAACAAAAGAATTGTCCAGGCTTTCGCAATTGCTCAAAGGTAATACAATTGATGATTTTAAAGCAGTTACAGCAAGCAATAAAAAGAAAATAAATGAGCAGCTTAAGGCAATACCGATTAGGATAGATGAAATTAACCGTAATCTGCCGGTGTTAGCTGATGATGTTAATTATGAAACTCTTGAAAAAGAAAGGGCAAAAATCAAGGGTGAAATGGACGTATTAAGTAACATGCTTACAAATCAGGAGAAAATAGCTCAGGATTTTATAAAAAGGCAGTCAGAATTGAGTGCCATGAAAATCAAGCTTAAGGACATGGAATTGAAAATTGAAAAAGATTCCATGAAAGCCTTAAATGACTGGAAAATGACGTTGCTTGAACTGAATCACGAGAAGGGTACTCTTGAGAAAGTTAATCAAAATTACATCGACACAATTACCAGTAACCAAAGAGAAATTGAGAAGCTTCAAACAGAAATGCAGGAATTCAGAGAGGATTATACAAAAATATTTGAGGATCCGTTTGTTGAGCCAGACCGCGAAAACTTTGTTTGCCCTACCTGCAGACAAGCATTGCCGGCTGATGATGTACAGAAGCAAATTTCCGGAATGTTAGCAAATTTCAAGAGCAACAAACTTAAAAAACTTAGTGAAATTAATATACAAGGTAAATGGAGAAAGGATAAGATTGCAAAGCTTCAAGGAGAAAATGATAAGTTAAACAGTCTGATAATCGAAAATGAACTGAAGCTTGCAAAGTTGAATAAAGAAATTATTGACGCTAAGATGACTGTAAATGTAGAGGAAGGCAGAGAGCATACTGTAAATTACAACACGTATCCAGAATATCAAAACCTACAAATTGAAATTAATAAAATTGAAAAAAACTTGATACCGCAGGAACAAGACAACAGAGTGCGTGAACAATACAATGAATTGCAGTTGGAGCTTGAAAAAGTCAATGAAGTTTTGAGCAGTAAAAAGGCTATTGCTGATGCTCAAGAAAGAATTAAAGAGCTGAAATCTCAGGAAAGACAGCTTGCGGCACAGGTGGCAGAGTTGGAAGGACATGAATACCTTGCAGAAACTTTCATAAAAACAAAAGTTAGCCTATTGGAAGAGAAAATCAATAGTACATTCAAGTATGTAACGTTCAAAATGTTTGATGTTCAGGTCAACGGCGGGATTAATGAAACTTGCCAGGCTCTTATAAATGGCGTACCGTTTGCGGACGCCAATAATGCAGCTAAATATAATGCAGGGTTAGATATCATAAATGCTCTTAGTAGATATTATAAAACTACGTGCCCTATATTCTTCGATAACAGGGAATCGGTGAATAGATTGATTGAGACCGATAGCCAGGTAATCAACTTGATTGTTAGTAAAGACAAGGCCCTCAGAACTGAGAGAATGGAGGCTGCGTAATGGAATTTCCAAAGGTAAAAAACAAATGCCGTATCTGCAAGAAGGAGTTTGAAAATGAATATAGGATACACTTCTGTGAAGATTGTTGGACTGACAGCGAAAAAATGAAGGAGTATTATAAAAATCTTGAAAAGAAGCGTAAGTATAAAAAAGGAGAGCTTATAAAAAGCCTTGATGAGCTTGCAGAACAGGAATTTATCTATCTTGGAAATGTCATATATCACAAAGGTTGGTTTCAGAATTGGTCACTCATAAGAGTTCGAACTTTGTTAAGAAATAAATTGTTATACAAGGCAATTAAAAAGAAATATGAAATTATGGAGGTAAGAAATTGAATAAATCTTTTGTAGAAATGAGCGCAGCGGCAGAGAAGGAGAATTTTAAAAAACCATTAGCACAAGGCATGCAATATTACAGTGATTTAATAGTAAGTGCCTTATCGCCAATTAATGTAATGGATATTCCTTTAATAGTGGCAGCTTTAGATACTATTGCAGGAGACCTTAAGGAAATGTATCCGGGTTGTATAGAGCTTTCAAAAAACATACAAAAATCTATGAAGCGAGAAATAACAATCATAGAAATTGGAGGGGAAAATTACGAACATGACAAATCAAAATGATTCACCGATTTTAAGAGATTTTGAAGTAATCAGAAGATTTTCTATCACTCATCAAAAGGAAATGCCATATTTACACGGCAAGGTTTATAACGACAAAAGGTTTCCGAACGGATCATCAATAAGAACATCAGCAGTACTAGAAATGACCGAGGATTACGCTCAGACAGCAAATACAAAATATAAATTAGAAGGGAGAAATTAAATTGAGTAACGAAAAAGCAGCAGTACAAAAAACAGAAAACAAAGCAGTAATTTATGAGGTTGGGGGCGAGAAGATTGTCCTTAGCATAAATACGGTGCTGAATTACCTCGCAAGAGGTGATGAAAATGTAACAGAGCAAGAAGTAGTTCTGTTTATGAATTGGTGCAAGTATAACTATTTGAATCCTTGGAACAATGAGGCGTATCTTGTGAAGTATGACAAAACGAAGCCAGCACAGAATATAACCGCTAAAGGTGCATTCATGAGAAGGGCAGAGGAAGATCCGCTTTATGACGGATTTAAAGCTGGATTGATTGTTGGAAGGGACGGGACTGTGCAGGAAATTGAGGGCAGTTTTATGCTTAAGACAGACACACTGCTTGGCGGTTGGTGTGATGTTTATAGAAAAGATAGGAAATTCCCGGTATCAGCAAGGGTAAATCTCGAAGAATATAATACAGGAAAAAGTACTTGGAGTAAAATGCCTAAGACGATGATAAGAAAGGTTGCTATTGTACAAGCTCTAAGAGAAGCATTTCCTGCAAAACTTCAAAGCTTGTATACAGAAGAGGAATTTCAAGATGCGGAAGTTGTCAACGAGGAAAAGAAAGTTACGCAAGAAATTGAAGACAATGCAAACAAAAAGCCTGTACGATTTGAATTGCCCGATACAAAGCCTATTGTAACTATGCCGAATACAAAGTACGAACAACAGGAGGAAATGATTGTGCTGGGCGACGAGGGTGACGGTCAAATGAATATAATGGGTCCGGATTTCTAATGAAACTTAGAATATTGGGTAGCAGCTCTTCCGGGAACTGTTACCTGTTCCAAGCAATAGACGGTGAAACACTCATTGTTGAATGCGGAACTGACATAAAAGAAATTAAAAAAGCCTTGAATTTTGACATGAAAAATGTTGTTGGTTGTCTTGTTTCTCATGAGCATGGAGACCATTCCAAGAGCGCTCAAAAGCTCCTTGATGCCGGAATAGATTGCTACATGAGTGAAGGAACATGTGATGCACTTTCTTTAAATCATCATAGAGCGATTATTTTAGGTGAATTTAAAAAGATAACAATAGGTTCGTATAAAGTTATGGCATTTAAAACGCAGCACGATTGTAAGGACCCTGTTGGCTTTTGGATATATCATCCGGAAATGGGACTGACGATTTTTGCAACAGACACTTTCTACGTAGAGTACATCTTTGAGGGTATGAATAACATTCTTATTGAGTGTAATTATGCAAAAGATATACTGTATAAAAATGTAGCTGACGGAATAATTACAAAAACCTTAAAGGACCGGACTTTGAAAAGTCACTTCGAGTTAGAAAATGTAAAGGGATTCCTGACGGCAAATAATTTATTGGGTGTTAAAAATATCTGCCTGTTGCATCTGTCGGACCGTAACTCTGATGCCTGCAGATTTAAAAAAGAAATCGAGGAATTAACCGGGATAAATACAACTATCGCCGAACCAGGCGTAGAAATAGATTTGAATGTACATCCATTCTAGAAAGGAGGCTCATATGAGCGAAAACAAAGAAAATTTAAGCATCCTTGATATGGTTCAAGGGGGGGTTAAGGAAATTGTGAATGAGAATGTTGCTGACATACTTATGAACATACAAAACCCTAACACGGATTTAAAAAAGAGGGAGCTGGTTATAAAAATCAGTTTAGCACCGGCAGATGAAAGAAGGAAAAGAATTACAGTGCAGTACCAAACAACACCAAAATTGAGACCTATCAATCCTATAGCGACAGCAATATATGCAGGGTTTGATGAAAACGGGCAGCTAATGGCTCGGGAACTCATGGAAGATATTCCGGGGCAGATGAAGATTGACGGTACAGAAGCACCAAAACCAGTAGTAATTAACTTTACTAAAGCAGTAAACAAATAAAAAATCGAAGGAGATTGAAAAATGAACGAAAATTTTGCTATAGCACCTGACACAATGAAGGACACTATTGGCCGCCTGCGACAGCAACAAGATGAAATATCCTCAATATCGAAAAACATTGAAGCTACACTTTTCGGACCAGTGCCGGAAACTAAAGCATGTACTGAACGCAATATTGAGAGCCATAATGATGCATTGACTTACATGGTGGACGTGAATGCAGACATTTTAGGCGTTTTATACAGAGTATCTGAAAGATTATAAAATTTAAAAGGAGATAAGAAAATGTTAAAAGAATTCGTTGAAAAATTAGAGCAAATGGCACAGAAAGAAAATACACAGATATTTGATATTCATGAGGAAAAATATAGTACGGAAAAGCTACATAAAATCGAGAAAGAATATCCAGTACCGAGAGAAATTGCAGTAAACACATTAGAAAGTTTAGCGGACATAATCAAAGTTGAGCTTGAAAAAGCATATAAGCCATTATTTATTAATGTCAACAGTCCTGTGAGGGTTGATGTGTTTAGCACTTATCACCATAAAGAAAATTGCAGAAGAGACTACCTGTATTGTGCCGGAGCGGAGTTGCCGCAAATTAAGCTAAACGATTATCTTGATCATGAAAGTTTTATGATTGCCCTGCGTTCCAAGTTTGTTGAAAATGACGATGTTTTGTACCTACTAAACCTATTGTCAAAAATTTCAGACAAAAACAGCGTTGAAAGTGAGGACAACGGAGTATCTCAGACAGTACAGGCGCGAAAAGGTGTTGTAATGGTTGAAGAAGTAACTGTTAGACCGAAAGTGAAACTTGCACCATTCAGAACATTCCTTGAGGTTGAACAACCTGAGAGTGAATTCTTAGTAAGGCTCAAAGAGGGCGGCTATATTGGACTGTTTGAAGCAGACGGAGGTGCCTGGAAATTAGACGCGAAAGAAAGAGTTAAGGACCTTTTGCAAGAACTTCTGAGAGAAGAAATAGCAGCCGGAAAGGTTGTTGTAATAGCATAATGAACAGGGGGAATTTCTCCCCCTGGGTTTGCAGGGTGGTGATAAGTTGAGTGGTTGGATAAGTTTACATAGAAAAATACAGGATAACTGGCTGTGGAATGATAAGCCTTTCAGCAAGGGGCAAGCGTGGATTGATATATTGCTATTAGCTGGAAGTGAAGAAAGACAGGTTTTCATGAACGGAGAAGTCATAAAACTTAAAGACGGCAGCTTTATCACTTCCGAACTTAAGCTTATGGATCGTTGGGGGTGGAGTAAATCGAAGGTGAGAAATTTTTTAAACCTCCTGCAATCCGAGGGAATGATTACTAAAGAGAGCGACAAAAAAAAGACCACGATTTTCATTGAAAAATACAGCGATTATCAGAAAGCAGAAACCACAAAAAGACCACATGTCGAAAACAAGGAGACCGGTGTTTTCGTTGAAAAATACAGTGGTTGCGGGAAAGTGAAGACCACTGAAAGACCACAAAAAAGACCGCTGAAAAGACCGCCTAAATTGTTGGAATTTCAACGACACACGGAAAGTGAGAACCACGCAAAAGACCACAAAAAAGACACAAACAATAATATATATATATATACTCTCTTTCTCTCTTTATATAAGCGGGAACCTGATGAAAAAATGAAACAAGCCTTGCAGGATTTTATAGATTTAAGAGAGAAAAAAGGTAATCCTCTTGATGAAAAAGGAATTGAGATATTGCTTAAAAAGCTTGAAAGCATCGGAAAAGATGATGATGAAAGAATACGGATTTTAGAGGATAGCGTACTAAATAAATGGCAAGATATATACCCTTTAAAGTATAAAACTGTGGATAAATCTGTTGACAACCCTGTGGACAAGATGTTTACAACTCAAAATAAGCAAAAGGGCAAGAATAAATTTCATAACTTCATTCCGAGCGATCCAGTAAGTGAGGCAGAATTTGAAAAGCGAGCTCAAGAGAGAAGAGAGAAATTGATTGATGAAATACAGAGAAAGAAGGGGGAAGTATGAAAACTGAAAGAATGACCGTTGAAGAATATTTAAAAACCCTTAAGAAAAATAAATTTGGCAATACAAGGGTTATGGTTGACGGGATAGAATTTCAAAGCAAGAAAGAGGCGGATAGATATTCAGAGTTGAAATTACTACAAAAGGCAGGAGTTATCGAAGGGTTAAAGCTTCAGGTGACATTTGAGTTAATACCAGCACAGCCGGATGAAAAGGCGGTCAAATATATAGCTGATTTTGTTTACATAGAGCATGGAAAGACGATTGCTGAGGATGCCAAGGGGTTTAGGACCAAGGATTATATTATAAAGCGAAAATTGTTTAAGCATCAGTATCCGGGGATTGAGTTTAGGGAGGTTTGAATGTTAAGCATGATAATAGCATTTGTATTTGGTGTAATAATGGGTATGGGCGTTATGGGTGTGATTGTAATTAAAGGGCTAGGAGGATGAATAGATGAATGCCGTACTTAAATATCCCGGTAGCAAATGGTCAACGGCCGACTGGATAATCTCAAATTTTCCAGTTAATTACGAAAAGATGACATACCTTGACCCGTTCTTTGGGTCGGGGGGGTATTTTTCAATAAGAATCGCTCTAAAATAGAAACTATAAACGATTTGGACGGTAATATTGTAAATCTGTTCAAGGTTATTAGAGAGTATCCAGAAGAATTATCAAAGCTTATAGAATTCACCCCTTGGTCCAGACAGGAATATAGAGAGTCATATGAAATGACTGGAGACAGTCTTGAAGATGCAAGGCGATTTCTTGTAAGATGCTGGCAGGCTATTGGAACAAAAACGAGTGATATAACAGGGTGGAGTAACAATATAAAACCTATTGATGCCGGAAAGTCAAGATGGTGCAGATTAGAGCCATCAATAAAAGAGACGGCATTGAGATTAAAAAGTGAAAAGCTTAATATTGTTCAGATTGAAAATATATCTGCTACGAAGCTAATAAAAACATATAACCGGCCATACGTATTTATCTATTGTGATCCCCCATATGTCCTAAGTACAAGGAGTAAAAGAATTTATAAATGTGAAATGACTGATAATGAGCATATTGAATTACTTACAACCTTAAAAGAGCATTCCGGACCGGTAATGATATCTGGGTATATGAATGATATTTATAGTGAGATGTTAAAAGGTTGGACTGTTAAAACTAAAAAATCAAATTGTGAAAAAGGTAAGGCTGCAACAGAAGCAATCTGGATGAATTACGATTCAGGTCAAATTAGAATGGAGGTGTAGCATTGAAGCAATACTGCCGCTACTGTGCAAATGCCGTGCTGATTGATGAGGAGCTTGCATATTGCGAATCAAAACATGAAACAAGACATAATAAAAAATGTACAACCGTTAATAATTGCAAGCATTTTGCATTTTGTGAATTAGATGTGTTTGATACAGATAAGAAATATCAACCGAAAAAGGTAAAAAGTTCAGCTGGTAGTCAGATGAAAATGGAGGTTTGAAATGGAACGATTGACGAAAAGAAATGAAAAAGGCATTGCTTATCTGGCGATAGCAGAGACATTGCCCAAAGAAGACCAGAAGATTGAAGGTACAAAGCCGACATTAGAAAGTATTTATGCAGTGTTTCAGAGATTGGCGGCTTATGAAGATTCGGGGTTAGAACCGGAAGAACTTCAAGAGTATTTACAAAGACATGATTTTAAAGAGCTGCATGACCATATATCAGAATTGCTTGTTTTAGAAAAGCAGGGAAGATTGATTAAATTGTCGTGCCAAGAAGGGGACACAATTTATGTGCTTGAACCCAACGGAACTATAAGAGAGTGCAAGGTATATAACATAACAACGAATATATACGCTGATACCGATAAAGATGATCCGTATTGGAAAGGGTTTGAAATAAAAGATGATTTGTTTGGAAAAACGGTATTCCTCACAAAGCAAGAGGCAGAACAAGCGTTGAAAGGAGCGGAGAAATGAAAGTTGTAAATATTGAGAATTGGAGTATACAAGATGCAAATGACAATCCGTTCGCAGCCCCGGAATTAAGAAGAAGGGTGCTGTGCGGCATTGTATATAATCATCCTAAATTTGAAGACGGGACATATGTTAGTACAAGCTCTGCGGAAGAAATTGATTTGGTAAACGGTACGGTTACAACAAGGAATAACACATATCAGTTAGGAAAAATTGATGATAAATATTTGGAATATTGCGAAAAGAGCAACGTGAAAGATTTGGAGTTGATTAGGAAATACACGGGAGCGAAAGATGAAAAACGGTAAAGACAACAGATTAGACCGAAACGGCAGCGGCTATCATGACCCGACAATGGGCGAGGCTTTAAAATCGATTTTAAGCAAAGAGAAAAGTCGGGACAAGCAAGTACATGAAGCGATAAAGATTGTAAAGAATCTGCTCAATCTGTGGGGCATGGAAATAGAAAACAGAATACACATCAAGGACAAAAAGACAGGGAAGATTTATAGATGAAAAAAGATAACATCCGGGACTATGCAACAGAGGCTTTCCGATTTTACGCAAGGCTCGGAAAGCCGTCCTATAGGATTTTAAAGGCTCAGTATATGACAGAGGCAATGGAAGAATACAGCAGAGCGCATGAGAAGAGCGGACAACCAGGAAGACCGACAGAGGCGGCATTAATGTATGCTGAAAAGCAAGTTGAGAAGAAAGAAGCAGAGTTACTTGATATTTTGGCAGTGGAAAAAGTGTATTACTCTGCGAAGCGAGATGTAAGGGAAATTATAGAGTTAGTTTATTTTGAATCTCCCGATGAATCTTTGAAAAAGGGTGAGATATCAGAGAGGGTACATAAGGCAAGTCTGTGGACATATAATTCGGAAAGAGAAGTATACAGGATTCTGAAAGCTGCAAGAACCGCTTTTGGAATTGAGAGAAAATTAAGAGTTTAGTTTACATAATTTAATGAACAATGGTAATTATTGTAAAATAATCAAGATGATATATTTTGAAAACATTGAAATTTAAATATATATAAAGATTATTGTAAATATTTATGAAAAATGAAAAGTTGGCAGTAGTAACACCTAATTTTATGTTATTATGGTATCAGTGGTATTGTTGTGTCATGGTTCTTTTACTTTTATGGTTCCTCCTAGCGAAGAGCGTCCTTGCTGACTGGACGCTCTTTTATTTTACAAAAAATTATGAATGAGGTGGTGAGTTGAGTGCGAAAAATCCAAACATAGATAAGGCGTATAAACTGTACAAGCAGGGAATGAGCTTGGTTGAGATTGCAAGTCAACTAAACGTGCCCCAAGGTACTGTCCGGAGTTGGAAGAATAGATATAAATGGGATGATGAATGCAACGCAACGAAAGAGAAAAAGTCTGCGGAGAAGCGCAACGTTGCAAAAGAGGTTGCGAGACCGAAAGAGGAAAGCAAAAAGGTCTATCTTAACAAATATGAAGAATGGCTGGAGTCCGACAATCTTATCAGATTAGAAGCATGGGCAAGGGACGGGCTTACAGATGAACAGATTGCTCACAACATGGGTATCAGAAGAGAAACATTGATTGATTGGAAAAAGAAGCACCCTAACATTTATCACGCCCTTAAAAGGGGGAAAGAGGTCGTTGACATTGAGGTAGAAAATGCGCTGCTTAAAAGGGCACTTGGATATGCTTATGTTGAAAGCAAGACAGAAGTGAATCCAAACGGAACCACAAAAACCACAACAATAATCAAAGAGGTTATTCCAGATGTGGCGGCTCAAATTATTTGGTTGAAAAACAGGCGCCCTGACAAATGGAGAGAGAAACAGCCTGAGGAAGAAAGCGCCAAGACTATCAACCTAGTCCACAGCATACCACGGCCACAGGGCGGAGGTGAGGAAGAATAGATATTATACATGATTATACGCCTACTGCTAAACAAGCATTATATCACACATCAACGGCTGATGAACTACTGTATGGAGGTGCTGCCGGAGGCGGGAAGTCCAAAGCAACCGTTGAAGAGGCTTTTATTGACGGATTAGAGCATCCAGGGATTCACACTTATCTATTCAGAGAAACATATCCAGAGCTCAGGGACACACTCGTCAAAGAAGCACAATTAAGTATTCCTAAAGAGTTAGGCCGATACATTGGCTCAGACCACGATTATAAATTACAAGGCGGCTCAGTGCTGCATTTCAGATACTGCAGAAGTATGACAGATGCTTATTTGTATCAAGGCGCCGAAATGAATCGTCTATTCATAGATGAGTTAACTAAGTTCACGCAGGACAGATTCGATTTCCTTTGTACACGTGTTCGTGCTGCTAAACGCTTAGGAGTGAAACCTTTTAAGCGGTTTACTGCCAATCCTGGCGGAGTGGGTCACGGTTGGGTTAAAGCAATGTTTATAGATGCCTTGGAACCATACAAAATACATACTATTAGGACATTTTCAAAGACATTACAAAGAGAAACAGTTGTTACAAGGCAATATATACCGGCATTGGTTACTGACAATCCTCATTTAACAGAAGATTATATTATTCAGCTTGAAATGTTGCCTGAAGCTTTACAAAAAGCGCTCCTAGAGGGCAATTGGGATGTGTTTGAGGGGCAAGTATTTACAGAGTGGCGCAACGACCCTAAAAATTATAAGACAAGGCAAAAGACTCATGTGATTGAGCCTTTTTTAATTCCAAGAGAATGGCGCAGGTTCCGGTCCTTTGACTGGGGGTATGCAAAACCGTTTAGCGTTGGCTATTGGGCGGAGGACCCAAGCGGTAGGCTGTATAGGTATCATGGGATATATGGTACTGAGAAAGACCCTGTTACAAGGCTAACCAAGACACCCAATAAAGGGTTATACATGAGTGTCGACAAAGTGGCGGAACTGATAAAGGCATACGAAGATAAATACGAAAAAGGTAACACGATAATTGGCTATGCCGACCCTTCTATATTTGCGGACAACGGAATGCCTGACGGTAGCATTGCAAGGATATTCGAGCGAAAGGGCATATTTTGGCAGCCAGCGGACAATGAGCGTATACCCGGAAAGATGCAGATACATTATAGATTAGCGTTTGATGAAGACGGACTCCCGATGATGTATATATTCAAAAATTGTACAGACTTCATCAGGACTATTCCGGCACTTGTATATGATCTGAATGACGTTGAGGACATTGACACTAAGACAGAAGATCACATTTACGACGAAACCCGGTACATCTGCATGGCTCGCCCGATAAAGGCGCGCAAAAATATGATGACGCCAAAACAAATACAAGAATTTGACCCGCTTAATCTGATTGAGCGTCCGCAGATATTGACGCCTTATGATGGAGTGGGAAGGATAATATATTAAATTTTAGGAGGATGAAAATGGAGAAGTATTTAGGAGTTAAATTAATTCAAGCAGAACCACAAACAGTACAGGACGGCGTTACGCCTATTTCAGTGATAGAAGGATATAAAGTAATATATCCTGATGGTTATATATCGTGGAGTCCAAAAGCAGTATTTGAGGAAGCGTATCGTAGAGTTGATAATCTTACATTCGGATTGGCGATTGAAGCTTTGAAGAAAGGTCATAAAGTTGCGAGGCAAGGTTGGAACGGCAAGGGAATGTGGCTGAAATTAATTCCGGCAGGAAATGCGATGTACTGTGGTTATGATATGCAGGATTGTATAGGGATGAAAACAGCAAATAATGTAATGCAGCCCGGTTGGTTAGCATCTCAAACGGATATACTTGCGGAGGATTGGGTGATTGTAGAGTAATGTTTAAAAAGTTATCACAACTTCTATGCCGGCACAAATACAGATGTTTGGGTTACAAATTCCTTGGCTATAAAGGCAATAAGCCTGTTGTACACGCAATTTGGCAATGTAAGAAATGCGGGCATATAAAGAAAGTGAAAGTAATCGGCAAGTGCGAGGAGGTGAAATATGGCAGATGAATTAATTAAACCAACAGATGAATCAACGTTGCATAAGGCGGTCCGGAAAGCTGATGTAAATAAATATCTTGAAGCTTTTAGGGTGTACAAGGAAGCACGCAGTAAGCTTGATGCAAAAATAATTGAAAACGAAAAATGGTTTAGACAGGAATATTGGGAGTTTATTTCAAAGAATGCTGACGGTACAGAGCCGAAAAGCGGAACGCTACTCAATGCCGTAATAAACAAACATGCTGATTTTATGGATAATGAGCCGTCTGCGGTATTCATGGCCCGTGAGCAAAATGATGAAGTTGAGGCGCAAAGGCTCAGCAAGGTTGTGCCGGTAATAATGTCTAATGTCGGCTGGCCAAGGGTTTACAGTAATTATGTTTGGTATAAAATCAAGCAAGGGTTAGCTTGTTATTCAGTTACCTGGGATAATAGCCTCGAGAATGGATTAGGGGACATAGCATTAAATTACATTGACATACTACGGATGTACTGGGAGCCGAACTGTACTGACATACAGGATAGTCGGTATGTGTTTGTGCTTTCATTGATAGATACAGATATACTCAAAGAACAATACAACCTCGGTGATACGGCCGATGTTGATATAGAAGGTGGACAGGATGCGATACAAATTGAGAGTTATGAGGGTGAGGATGAAAATCTAAAAACTCAAAAAACTATTGTAATTGACTGCTATGAGAGGGTGCAAACAGAGGACGGCAGACAAATTGTGCACCTGACTAAGATTGCGAATGATAACATACTCGAAAGCAGCATGGAAGATGAGGAATTGTCAGATAAAGGCATCTATGCTCATGGCATGTATCCGTTTGTTTTAGGGCAGTATATTCCGCTTGAAGGAACACTTGAAGGTATGGGGCTCATTGATATGTCGAAAGGGCAACAGTCTTATATCGACAAAATGGATAGCCTTATTTTGAAAAACTCAATCGTTGCATCAAAACAGAGAAATCTTGTCAAAAGAAATAGCGGTGTAAAACCTGAGGACATAACCGACCTGTCCAAGGATGTTATAGAGGTTGACGGTGCCGTTGATGAAAGCGCGATAAGAGCGTTACAGGCGGATGCTCTTCCGGCAACTATAGTAAATATCCGTGAAAACAAGATTCAGGAAACAAAGGAGCTTACCGGGAATAGAGATTTCAATGCCGGTGGGACAACAGGCGGTGTAACTGCTATGGGTGCAATAACCGCTCTTCAAGAAGCCGGAAACAAGGTTTCTAGAGATATGATTCGTGCATCCTACCAAGAATACAAAGAAGTTATTACACTTGTCATCGAGCTTATCAGGGAGTTTTACACAGAAGATAGGCAGTTCAGAATTATTGGAGAGGAAAATAATCCGAAATATATCACATTCAATAATTCGAATATGGCAAGCCAAATCACAAATATGGATGAGGCGAACATACAATTGCCTGACGGTTCAGTAGCACCAAATCCCGAATGGAAACCGACTTTCAGAAAACCTGTCTATGACATTGATGTTATAGCACAGAAAATGAATCCGTTCAATACTATCAGTCATAATCAGATGATGATTGACCTGTTCAAGTTAGGAGCGTTCAACCCTGAAGCTGCTGTTCCAGCCACATTGCTATTAGAAAACATGATATTTGAGGGCAAAGAAAAGCTACTGACAAAAATACGGGAAAACGGCGATATGTTCCAGATGCTTCAGCAAATGCAGGCACAGATGCAACAAATGCAAATGCAGTATCAGCAAACCTTTGAACAGCAGGGAATGCAGACTCAGCAACTACAAAGCACACTTGATAGATTGATTCAAAATATTCCGTTACCGCAAGGCAGCGCGCAATAAAAAATATTTCGTGACATAGTCACGCAGGAGGTAAAAATGTTTTTAGAAAAACTAAAGTTACAATTATTCGCCGCAAACAATGATAATCCTGATGACGGCGAGCAGGATATTGATAACGATGATGTTATTGAAGATAAAGACGATGAAACCACAGACGATGATGAAGAAATTGCAGACGATAACGATGAACCAGAAGGTGATGAAGGCGAATCTGAGGGTGAAGAGGGCCAGGAAGAGACAGAAGATTCCGAAGATGATAAGCATGATGATGAACCTGACAAGCCTTTCATGGTATTCAAATCCAAAGAAGATCATCAAAAATACATGGATAATGTTATAGGAAAGCGTCTTGGGGACACTCGAAAAGAAAAAGAAAAGCTTGAAAAATATGAAAGTATGATGAATGTTCTTCAAGAACATTTTGAGGTATCAGACGTTGACGGTCTGGAAAAGAAAATAGATGAACTCCTGGATGATATCGCATACAAACGAGGTACAACAAAGGAACAACTTAAGAAGCAGCAGAAAGCAGAATTAAAGATTAAACAATTTGAAGCCATGCGACAAGAACAACAACAGCAGGCTTTTTTTAATGCCTTTAATGCCGATTGCGATAAACTTGCAAAATTGGATACTGAAATCTATGGAGACATTGACAGAGACAAGCTCATGGAAAACAGACAATTCCTTGCAATGTTAAGTTCTGGAGTACCTTTCAAGCAGGCTTATGATGCCCTTCATTTCGATACAATCATTGCTAAACAAACGCAGAAAGTAAAAAAAACCGTTCTTGATGATGTGAAAGCAAAAGGAAATCGCATCAAAGAGAATGCAACAAAGAAATCAAAAGCTGCGGCTGTAAAAATTGACATTAGTAAAATGACTGATGATGAGCTTGCGGAACTGGAAAGAAGAGCCGAAAACGGCGAAAAAATTAAATTTTAAAAAATATGGAGGTAAAAATGACAATAGTGTTATTCGTTGTGGCAATAATGCTTTTTTTATTGCTGTTTAAAACAAATCTCGGACGCAAAATTTTATTTGCACCTATGGCTTTAATGTTGGGAGTAGCTAACCCAAACACAAACGTATCAACTCAGACCGGCGCAGGACAAGACTTGTCCCCGGAAATGAAGACATACTATGATAAAAACTTAATTAGATATGCAAAACCTAAGCTTGTACATGCTCAATTTGGACAGAAAAAGAAGATTCCAAAACGAGGCGGTAAACAAGTAGAGTTTAGAAGGAGAGACCCTCTCCCTAAGGCTTTAACTCCGTTGACTGAGGGTGTAACTCCTGACGGCCGTAAAATTGAGGTAAAAGCTCAATATGCAACTGTAAATCAGTTCGGAGATTACATTACAACTTCTGATATCCTTGATTTAACTGCCATTGACCCGATAATTAATGATAATAACAGGGACCTTGCGGACCAGGCAGGAAGGACGCTTGATACTGTTGTAAGGGATATAATTAATACCGGTACTAATGTACAGTACGGCGAGGGTGGCAAGCTTGCAAGACATTTACTTGCAGGAGGAGAGTCTTCCGGAAATGACTACATGACCGTTAGAGCTGTTAAGAATGCAGCTAAGACACTGAAAAGGTATCTTGCAAAGACTAGAGAAGACGGAAACTATGTTGCTATAATTCATCCGGACGTGTCTTATCACCTAACGGATGACCCGAAGTGGCAGTCTGTAACTAACTATGCCCCTAAAAACTGGTATAATGGTGAAATCGGAAAAATTGAGGGCGTTCGTTTCGTTGAAACTACGGAGGCTAAGATATTCCATGCCGAGGATTTAACCGTTAATGCAAGGAATTTGACTGTCACGTCTGTAACCGGAAAAGTATTTACGGTTAATGAAGCTATTACAGCCGATGAAGCCGCGAAACTTGCAGGCAGAAAAATGATAGTGAAAGGTATATTGTATACAGTTGCATCTGCTGCTGCCGGTGCTACTGGTACTGCGAAAATAACCGTAAATGAAGCTGTCACCGGTTCTCCTGCGGCATCCGATGTGATTTACCCTGGTGAAGCCGGCGCAAAAGGTAGAGACGTATACAGCACGTTGTTTATAGGCGCCGACGCTTATGGTGTAACAGGCATCGAAGGTGGCGGATTGCAGACTATAATTAAACAATTAGGCTCTGCCGGATCTGCGGACCCGTTGAACCAGAGAGCAACTCAAGGTTGGAAAGCAATACAAGGGGCAACAATGCTTACAGAGGCATATATGGTACGTGTTGAGACATGCACTGCAGAGGATGATTTTGGAGGAGGTAGAAACTAATGGCTAAAAAGAATGAAACGATCGTTGATGAAACAATTATCAACGAAACTGAAGAGGCAAAAATTGAAGAGAAGGTTACAGAATCTTCTCTTTCTCCTGAAGAATATATGAGAGAAAGAATAAGCTATATGGCATTTAAGGATGACGGGAAATACAAAGATGATATTCCGGTTATTGTAAACGGACACAACTTCATAATTCAGAGGGGCGTCGTTGTACAAATTCCTCGTTATGTGGTTTCTATTCTTGAATCAAAGGATAGAGAATTAAGAGCAGCAAATATTTATCTTGAAGAGGCAATTAAAGCAGGACAAGGCCTCTAAAAGGGAGGTACTATGACACCTTTAGATGTAATTAAAAAAGTTAAAGAAATTAAGCCGAGCGTCTTAAACGATTCGGCTTTACTTTCATTTCTGAACACTGTGGAATCTAAAATAAGGCTTATTATCAATGACGAAAAAGAATTTGAAGCTATTCCGATTGAAAATATAGGGACTGCTGAATTGTTTCTTGATAAAAAATTTGATGATATCTATTTGTATTATCTTGCGTCCCAAATCGACTATTTCACAAACGACATAGACAGCTATAACAATTCGATTATCCTGTACAATACCGCACTTACAAGCTATACGAATTTCTATATGTATAGACGTGACGAAAGGCCGACGTACAAATACGATTATGAGGGGGCGTTTAAATGAAGCTGCCAAAATTAAGGGCTCTTCCGTCGGCTCAAGCAAGTATAATTGAATTCAGGGGTCTTAATAAAAGCATCACAGCTGGAACGAATGAGCTTATAGACTGTAAAAACATATCCCTGAAACACTACCCAAAGCTGACGACAAGATCGCCAAGAAGTATATTGTATGCTGATATAATCAATCCGCAAGCAATATATAAGGCTGACAAGTTATATTACATAGCCGACGGCAAATTCTATGCTGACGGCGTGGAGAAATTCAGCGGTCTATCTGCCGGGAAGAAAAGCGTTGTCGAATTTCATAATCAAATATGTATCTTCCCTGATAAGAAATATTACAAGGAATCCGACGGAACAAACGGAAATATCGGGAATGGAAGTGCGTATCCAGCAGCAGGAAGTTGTCCTGATATAGATTATGTATGTGTCCACGATAATAGAGTGTTCGGGGTTAAAGGTTCAATATCAACGATATACGCCTGCGCTTTGGGTAATGTCCAGGATTGGACAACATTTGTAGATGTTGAAGGAAACCCTTCGGAGGTGGGGGCGTACGCTGTGGATGTTGCCAGTCCTGGAGATTTTACAGGTTGTATAGAGTATCAGAATCATGTTGTCGCTTTAAAGGGAAATTATCATCATGAATTGTACGGCCAAAAGCCTTCAAATTTCACTGTTATTGAAGTGTCAAAAACGGGCACTATAAACAATTCAATGGCAGAGGTTAATTCACTGCTATACTTTATCAACTCCCAAGGCATCATGAGATACGGAGGTGGCCAGGCCGGAAATATTTCACTCAATTTAAATGAAACCTATCCTGACGGTACTTTAGGCGGTGACGGTAGATTTCTTTATTTTTCCTTGAAAAAAGCCTCCGAATACACTTTGTATGTTATGGACACCCTTTCAGGACTGTGGTGGCAAGAAGATAATCTTCAAGTTGTTGATTTTCATAATGTCGGTGAAACATTATATGCGCTTACAGCAGACGGAAAAATATATCAATTCAATTCCGGAATAGAAAATGACACCGAATGGTCGTTCACTATAACGGATTTATCGGAAATAAGCTCGATTAATAAGAAAAATACAAAGATATATATATCTTTATTTGCAGTTACAGGAACAACTATAAATATAGAGATTTCAGAGGACAGAAAGCCTTTTGAAACAAAGTATAGCTACACGTTTACCGATAAAGTTGTTAAGTCAATACCGATTTCTTTATCTGCTGTAAGTGAATATAAGCTTCGGGTCAAAGGTGATAAATACGCCGAGGTATATAGTATCGAAAAGGTTGTAATTGGAGGTGGTAGGGTGTGGCGATAATTAATGCACCTATACCGGATATTAACAATCAAAGTAACGATGAAAAAATGCGCATTATGTTTGATGCTTATCTTATGTTACGTAAAGAATTGGAGTATGGGCTGCACAATTTAGATACTGACAATCTTGGAAGTTCTCTTTTGGGCAAAATTTCAACAATTTCAGACCTAAAAGGAAATATGAGCACAATAACGCAAGACCTTGAAGGTGTGCGCATAAGAATAGAACACACTGAAGAAACCGTATCAGAGATAGATCAAACTGTTCCGTATCAGTTAGATATAATAAGCACTAACGGTGTTGTATTCAAGTCTGGTGATATTGTAACAACCCTGATAGCAAGAGTATACCGGGGAACGGAAGATATAACAGATACATTAAACGCATCATTGTTCAGGTGGAAAAGAGTAAGCGAGGACGCCGCAGGGGATGAAGCGTGGGATGCCTCCCATTTCGGTGGAAGCAAACAAATAAATGTAACCACAGAGGATGTTTTGAGAAGGGCAACATTTTTCTGTGAATTATTAAAAGAATAGGAGTGATGAAATGGCAATAAGAGCAACGGGGCAAATAACCATTATAGATTATAATGACGCCCTAACATTAAGTGGCTTTATCGGTTCAAATAAAGCCAAAACGCAAATGTTTAACCCTGACAACAACAGCTACAATCCAGATTGGGCCGTAAGTCCGTTTATGGTATTAACACCGTCCCTATTCAAACTGGGAAGCGGAAATAACCTCATAACTGATGCCGTAGAAAAAGCAAATGTAAAGTCATTGGATTGGTATGACGTGACAAACGGCACAGAATCATTGATAACGGCAAGCAGCACATATGTAATAGAAGCGACAGGGGCAAGGACGCTGACAATAAAATCTAACATACTTGCAGGTTTGCCCGGTAAGGAAATAATGTGCAAGATAGTATATACAGATCCGTCCACCGGATTAGATTTAGTATACAAGATGTCTATAAGTTTAAGCAGGGTTGTAAACGGTGGTGGTATAACTGATGCAATTGTATGGGCCCCAGACGGTAACCTGTTTAAAAATGGTGCTGTGGCGTCATTGCCCCTAAAAGCGGAGTTGTGGCGTGGTAGTACAATAGATACCACGTCAGTATCTTACCAATGGTACAAGCAAGACAGCAGTGTCAGCACTGATGAAGGCGGAGGAGTAGGCTGGAAAAAGCTCACGAATGCAAACGGATATGCTGGAGTAACTACAAACACCCTTACGGTACCTGCGGCAGGAGTAAATTCATATGCGGTATATAAATGCATAATAAAAGATACCGATTCAGCAAGCCCTACATACAATCAATCGTTCATGGATACCATTGCCATTATAGATAATACAGACCCTTACCAAGTTATAGTTACCAGTACCGGCGGGGACGTATTCAAAAATGGCGTAGGTTCCACAACTCTACGCGCAGGAGTATTCCAGGGCGGTGCAGAGATAGACACAGGGGGAACACTGTTTGTTTACAAGTGGTACAAATACGACAAAAATGGTGCTTTGGTAACAAATTGGGGCGGTACGGGAATTAATTACAAGACAGGCAAAACGCTAGCCGTTGGAGATGCAGATGTTGACGTGAAATCAACATTCCAGGTTGAAATAGAATAGAGGTGATTCTGTGGCAAAAGCGGTAGGACAGTTTACAATAATAGATTTAAACGACATTACAATATCTTCTACCGCTCCGGCGGTGAAGGTTAAGGATATGATATGGCTGGACACTTCTGTTGTGCCCAATCAGTTAAAAAAATGGAATGGTTCGAGCTGGGAGAATATTGGTGATAGGAATTCGGATATTGTATTTAACGCCCGCAATTTATTGCTGCAAAGTGGAGTAGCAAAGTCCGGCACAAGTTACCTACTTGGTACATGGACCTTAACAGAGGATTTTATTGCCGGCACTAAATACACTATTGTGCTGGAAGGAACAAAGTCAGCCTCTCAGACATTTGGAGCATGGATGAATGGCGGTTCTGGTGGTGTTGGCACTTTAATAAATATAGCGGGAACTAATTTGTATAAACTTACTTTCACGGCCATTACTCCAACGTCAGGAAATGAGCGAAAAATAAGTATATATAATCCCCCTTCCTCGTCTAACGCATGGACTTTGAAGTGGATTGCTTTGTATAAAGGTGCGGATAAAATTCCTCTTGACTGGACGCCCGCTCCGGAAGATGTGGACCAGAAATTTACTAGCTACTATACCAAAACTGAAACAACCACACAGATAAACGCTGCAAAGGATAGTATAAATTTATCTGTAGATACCAAGATTGAACAGGCAGAAACGACAATAAATCAACGTACTGATGAGGTATTGGAAGACTACAGCACCGCGGAAGAAATGAATTCTGCTATAAATTTAAAAGGTGCGGAAATAGATCTGAATGTATCAAAGAGGATAATCGGTACTTATTATCAAGAATCAGCTCCAACGAGTCCGAAAGCAAAAGAAATATGGTATAAGTTAGAAAATCAACAGTTCATAATCGGTGCAACAAACAGCTTTACAATTGGAAATGCCTTAGGGCACATAATTGGCCAGCATAATCCGTCAAAGAAGGCATACAGGCGCAACGATGCAAATACGGCATGGGATTCTGTAGAAGACAGTGACATTAACAATATCAAATACGATTTAGCCGGAATAAATATTTCTGTAGAAGGTATAAGACAAAGAGTTGAAACTTATGACGGTCGTATAGGCTCCTTGGAAGTAACGGCAAGCAGTATACTGAATAGGGTGATAGATGCCGAAGGGAATATCGGCAGTTTGCAAATAACTTCTACTAGCATAACAAGTCGTCTGGACAATGTTAATGGCAGCGGTTCAAGCATAGAACAATTTGCAAACAGTATAACTAGCAGAGTTACGGATGCAGAGGGAAATATAGGGCAACTTGAATTAACGGCTAATGGCTTTGAAACAAGGATATCATCAGCCGAAGGCAATATAACATCGATAAAGCAAACTATCGACAACATAACTCTTGCGGTAGATAATTCTAAGCTAATCTTTGATGCGAATGGGTTAACCATAAAAAATGGTGGTTTTAAAATACAAAAAGGCAGCACGGATGTTTTTTATATAACAAGTTCCGGAGACATTCGTATGAATGGAGAACTATACAATGTGGTAGGCAATTATGGGGTACGAATGTACAACGGCAGAGTACAATTTAGTTCCGGTAACACTAGTTGGGGTAATTTTGGCTCTGTTTGCGGTGATATTTATGGAGTATATACAAACGTATGGCCTTCTCCAAACAATGTGTATGCTGTTATAGTGGAAGGTATTAGTCAGAGTACTTTAAGGAATTTAAATGGAAATGCTGTTGTATCAGCACAATACGACACGGTGGCTATTAGGTGTGATACTTTAAATATTAATGGAAGCATATATACAAAGAAAAGATTTAATCAAGTCACTAGTACCGAATATGTGTTGGTTGCACCAAGTTAGGAGGAAAATATGAAACTAAAAGAAATCCTGAATATTGAAAAAGCAGTTATGAATTTAGGCAACGTACTTTTACCAACACCGGAAGAAAATCGGAGAGTGTATAAGCTTATTAAAACTGTAAAACAAGAGGCTGAGAATTATGACCTTCAGATAAACAAGATTGTGCAGAAATATGGCCAACAAGGTGAAAATGAAAGCATGTATATTCCTAAAAATAGCCCAAATTTTGACACAGCTATAAAAGAAATATCTGCGCTTGAAAATATGGAAATAGACATGGAATTTAAACCTATACAAGTTGATTTTGACGTCCTAGGGATATGTGCTTCTGACATATATAACCTTGAAAAGGCTGGGATAATCAAGTTGAAAGAAGGTGTGTAAATGGCAAGGCAAGAGATAATTAACGGAATAAGTTATGACGAGGGGTTTAACAGAGCCAATAATAATTTTATAGAGCTGTACAATCAGAATATTGCGCTCGAGGGACAAATTGAAAATTTAAATCTTCAAGTATTTAAAATGGCTAATAATTATAGATTACCTAGTGATATGCCAACATCCTTTCAAGTAGGCAGAACATTGTTTTATGCAGATGGCGCGGAATGGAAAGCAAGTACAGGTCTTAGCAGTGCAATGATTGTAGAAACTATAGTAATTAATGGCTATTATTCTATTCAATATATTTCTGGTTATAATTCAAGCCCTTTACTATATAGAATTTGTTTAAGTAATAATGCGTGGGGGCCATGGCGAGAAATAGTTACTACTACTCAACCTAACTGGATAGCTGCAACATTGCAGAATGGGTGGACAGGAAACCTCTGGTATCGAAAAAATCAAATAGGACAATTAGAAATAATGGGAACTATAGTACCTGGAACTAAGACATTTGGTACAGTCTTAGCACAGCTGCCAGTAGGTTACAGAGTAGTTAGTAATGTGTCCTTGTTAGCTTTTACATCTGGGGGGGTAACTCTCACTGGTATAGCTATATGGACAGACGGAAATATCAGAATTTATCCTACTGCTTCTGACTCATCTTCTGGTGAGCCTTGGTATATAAATAGTGTCATTAATAGTAATGTCTAAAAGGAGATTATTATGCGAAAACAAGTATATAAAATAAATGAAAACGGATATTTACAAAAAGTCCTTGTAAAAGACTTTGACGAGCAGGGTAATTGTACGGAAGAACTTGCAGAGGACATAATTACAACACCGCCTCCCGCTGGCTTAATCCGTACATACGAAACTACACGTTGGACAGGTACGGAATGGGTAGAAACAATGACAGAAGAAGAGTATATTGCCACTCTTCCAGAACAGCCAGAAAAGGAGTTGACTGAAACAGAAAAATTAAGAATTGAACAGGCACAAGCTAATGCTGAAATAATCGATTTAATTATGGCTATGTTCGGAGGTGTGTAATATGGAATTTACAGCAGATTCACAGATAGTAAAGAATTATTTGCTTTTAATTAAGCAGGGGATAAAAACAATTGATGATGTGCCGGATTTATACAACCTAAAGGAAGTGGTACAGCAATGTTTAGAAATACAATAAAATTTATAAAGGAGATTATAAAGATGATATTTAAACCAGATTCACAAATTGTAAGGAGTTATGTGATTTTAATATTGGCAGGTAAAATGACATTTGAAGAAGTGCCAAATATATTCAATTTAAGACAAGCTGTGCAGGATGCGCTTGATTTGACTGATCAAGAGTAATGAAGGACCTTAGAAAGGGTCCTATTTTATTTGAAAATAGAAAGGAGCTTGTATAATGACAATAAGTGTGATAGGCGCTATTACGGGGGCTGTAACAAAAGCTCTTACTGATGCCACAAAAAAACAGAAAACAACAAGTTCAAAATCTTCATCTTCAACCTCAAATACATCTAAGTCAATAAATGAGCATGAGGATTATATTAATCAAAATTATGCTGGCGGCATGGACGCTTACCTAAAAACGCAACAGGATAAGATGAATCAGGCATATGCTTCTGGAGACCAAGATATGATTAACAGGCTAAATGCCGATGCTTCAAGAGTAGGATATTCTTTATCAATGCCTGCATCAAATACTCCGAAACTAAATCTTCCAGAATATAAACCGTACAGTGGAAAGTTACCGAAACTAAATCTTCCCGAATATGAGCCTTTCAGCTACAAGGATTTTTCTTACGATTACAATAATGACGACATTTACAAACAATACGCTGAACAATTTGCAAGGCAAGGTCAATCGGCAAGTGAAAAGGCGTTAGCGAATACAGCGGCGGCTACAGGCGGCATGACATCAAGCTATGCGGCTGCAGCAAATGCACAGGCTCAACAGGCGTATGCAAAGAAGACAGCGGATATGATTCCGGTGCTTGAAGAGAACGCCTATAATAGGTATTCTAATGAAAGAAATTTCAGCTATCAGGATTATTTAAATCAATATAATTCTGATGTACAAAATGCGCAGGTCTCATATGATGCAGCTTGGCGAAATGTTGACTTTAATTATCAGGATTATTTGAATCAATACAATTACAATACTCAAAGAGCGCAAGCATTATATGATGCTGATTGGGATAGCAGACAATATACCGACAGCAGAAATGATTTAGCTTATGATAGAAGTAAGGCAGACGAACAATTTAATTACCAAAAATATCTCGATCAAATAGACAATGCTTACAGACAGAGTACTTTCGATTGGCAAAAGCAAACTGATACCAGGGATTTTGACTACAAAGCTTCACAAGATGCTATACAAAACGCATTGTCTCAGAGCTCGAATTCAAGGGCATGGGCGCAATTTAATTACAATCAAACTCAGGATGCACTTAACAGACAACTTCAGCAAGAGCAGATGAATTATGAAAGAAATCTTGCTAACATGCAGGCTAATTATCCAAGCAGTGTTATGGGACAGCTTGAAGCAAAGACGCAACAAGCTCAGACAGCAGAAAGAGAGAATAACCTACGTGCAATTGTAAGCAGTGCTCTGCAAGCTTCTGATCCTGCAACTTGGTTGAGAGAAAATGCCGCGTATTTGACGGATGAAGAATATGCAACTGTAGTTAAGGTGCTTAAAGATTATGGAGTTATAGCGAAAAAGCAAGGAGAGTGATATTAGCATGGCTAAATCATGGGAAGAAATCAAAAGGGAGCGTGAGCAGAAAGCAGGTTCCTTTTTAAATGATAAAAAAAATACAGCAAATCAAATGATGAAACAAGGCTTTCTTGTGTCTGACCCGACGCCGCAAAAAAGAACGTGGGAAGAAATCCGGAAGGAAAGGGGATATACAGAACCCGAACCGGAGCCCAAAAAACCGTCTGTGCTTGGTCGCCTAGGCAGTGCAGCAAGCTCCATAGGTAAAGGTACAGCGGGTAGCTATCTCAGTTCATTAGGCACCGGTGTCGAATTTCTCTCTAATCCACGTGAGTGGGTTCCAAGTTTGGAAGAAATAAAACTCAACCTTGGACGCCCACGTGTCTTAGAAACTGATTCAAGTGGCAAAAAAATAGCTAAACTTGCATCTGTAGATGAGGAAAAATTGCAGAAGTTGCAACAAAAAAGAACGGCTGATGCGAGACAGAAGTATAATAAAAATCAAGAAATAGCGAAAAAATTAAAACTTCCTACGACTACCGGTTTGAGAGAGGATGCCAGTAAGTTGCTACAATCATCCTCAGAGGATTTGGCAAGGGGTAAGCAGGGTATGGGACCTGCTTCTGGTTTGTTGTATGAGGGTGGCGTTGGAGCTGCACAAATGGGGATTGATTGGATGACTAGTATTGCTACCGGAGTACCGATGATACCATTAATTGGCGCAAGGTCATTCGGACAAGGAGCTGACGAGGCTAGACAAGAAGGTGCAAGCATAGCGCAACAGGTTGGTTACGGGACCTTATCTGCCGGCATTGAAATGGGTACGGAAAAGATATTCGGCGGAACATCAATTCATAAGAAATTAATGGGTGAGGGTTTTGCTGATAGCGCCGCCGATTTCGCTATGGATAAATTGGCAAAGGTAGTAAAGGCATCCCCAAGAGTGGCAGGCATAATGAAGTTTGTCGGCAACATAGCAGAGGAAGGAACTGAGGAGGTTATATCTGAAATATTTTCCCCCGTTGCAAAAAGAATTGTTTATGCCCCCGATACGCCTGATTCCACAATTGAAGAAAGAATGTATGCGGGTTTAGTAGGTGCGATTTCTGCGGGTATCCTGGGCGGCGCTGGGCAGGTTATTGAAAATAGAAACTCTAAAGCTATTGACAAGGAATATAAAAAAGTTATGGCTGACCTTCCGGAGGACTCGCCTATCCGAAATACTATTGATACAATAAAAAATAAAGGCGCTGCCATTGATGATAGAGTTAAGGTGTGGGTTGTCGAAAGAGCAGGGGGTAAGATTGGATTCAATAGTGAGTTGGACAAACTTACGCAGCAAAACCGTCCAACGATTCAGGCAGAGCAAAACGAAAATACTCTGGACAACCAAACGGTCGACAACAGCCAAACTTTCGTTAAAACTCAAAATACGGCTTCTGAGAGCATATTACAGAAAAACAACATTTTTAGTATCGCAAATACAGCAAATCCGACAGAAGTTAAGTCAAAAGTGTATGAATATTACAAAGATTTGGTTTCTACTTCTGAAATATCAAAACCTATCTTGAATAAAAATACAGGATTGCCGATTGAGGTTTCTCGGGCAACAATTAATCAAACTTTCGGCGCTGATGAAAAATTCCGAAAAGCTTCAGATAATGACGTAAAAATTGCGGCCATGGAGAATATTGTGCCGCTGATTGAAAATGGAGAAATGCAGATTGTAGATGCTTCTGATAAACCGTCGAGTAAGGTTCCGTATGCGAATATATCTGGTAATCTAAATGTTAATGGTATTTCTCATTCGGTTAGCTTGGAAGTACGTAGGACTGACACCGGCAATAAAATGTTTGTGCATAGTGTTAAAACTGATGTTGGTGATATTCGGGTTACGGCAAATAAAAAGTCCGGCATGATTAATAACGGTTACGAAAATCAGATTGACCCAACAGCATACAATATTCTGGATAGGATTGGACAGGCAACGGGAATTAAAGTTAAGATCGTACCAAATATAGCAAGTCCGGACGGAACTAACCCTGACTATGCTAATGGGCAATACGATGCAAAGAGCAATACTTTGGAAATCTCCATGACTTCCGAAAATCCAGCTATGGTTGTAGCAAAACATGAAATTACTCATATGTTGCAGCGGAAATCTCCTAAATTATATCAGGAGTATAAGGATTATGTTATCAACTCTATGAAAGAAGCTGGCACATATGATAAGGTGTTTGCTGAAATGGATATGCGTCACCGTATAGCCGGAATTGAAGCTTCTGAAAGCTATATCCAGGATGAGATTGTTGCTGATGCTACAGAAACATTCCTAACAGACAAAGCAGCTATTGAAAATTTAGTTCGAGAAAATAGAACCTTAGGACAGAAAATACTTGATGTTATTCGGGAGTTCATAAAAAAGGTGGATGATGCCGTCAAAGGTGTAACAACTTCATGGTTGGGAACCGAACAGTTCAGGACGGCTGAAAGAATGTGGGTTGAGGCGTTGAATAGTGTGGCAGAAACCAATTTGTCGAAGGCAACAAAAAGGTCAAATGAAACTGTAAAATCAGTTAAGAATCCGACAAGTAGCAATAATGTAAAATTTAGCTTGAAACAGCCTATCGAGGAAACAAAGGATTTGATTGCTGTACATAATATAAGGGAGAATAATTTGAGAGAAATGATTTCCCTTGGCGGCTTCCCTTCTCCGTCAATAGCTATAGTAAAATCGGACAATCATTATGGAGCGTTTGGAGAAATATCTGTTATTTTTGATAAAGAAACTATAAATCCTGCTGATAAAAGAAATTTAATTTATGCTAGTGATGTTTATTCAAAGAGATTTCCGACAATAGACCTAAAATTAAATGACAAGAAAGTTTCTGAAATAAAGAAAAAATATTCACATCTTCCTGATGACTCTTGGCGAAATTCCTTGTCTGAAATTTTTAGAGAGGATAATTTCGAAAGAGTTAATGTAGATAATCTTGTAGACAAATATAAAAAGGCATATTCTCTAATGCAAATTTATTTGACAGAGAAAAAAATAAAATTACCTCTTTCTGATAAGGATAATTATGCGTATGAGAAAAAGCTATTTGATTTAATCGAGGATAAAGAGGATTACGGAAAGTTTATAAGTGAAATCTTTGAAAGTGTTATTGACGGGAAGTATATAAGAAAAAACATAGATCCGTTTACTTCTTCGGGAAATAGGAAAAGTTTCAAGGCAATGCATGAAGAATACAATTTGGCTAATATATTAAAACGATTATTAGGCGCTCAAAGAGCACAGGAGGGCGGTTTTAACTCCACGGGCACAGGTGCAATCAGAGCAACGGTAACTCCTCAATTAAAAAGCATAGATGAAGTAAAGAGTAGGAAAGATAAGATTGTGAGCGGAGAAGAGTTCGCGGCATGGAAAGAAGAAAATGAGAATAAATTCTATAAGCTTGCTGATGAGTTAAAAGAATTTGCCCCGAGTATTGCTAATAGGTTTGATTATTACGATGTATTTAGTGTAAATATTTCGGAAGCTGTCAAAAATGGCAAAATAGTGCCGTCTAAAATAAAAAATGAATTTGACACTTATAGTTTTAAAGGTATTACAAGTGAAGCTGTAAGAAAGATTATTGATTACCTTGAATTTATAAAGGATGCTCCTACTGCATATTTCGAAGCTAAGCCTCAAAGGATTGTGGATTTGGATGAAGTGGCGGCGATTGTTGCTCCCGAGGGTTTTGCTGAAAGAAACAAGGAGTTAATAACTGGAACTAACTTGAATATAGTTGAATACAATGCAAACAGAGTTGGAGACAGGCTTAGAGCGGTTAATTCTGTAGAAAATGTAAGATTCCAGCTCAAAGACCAATCAAAGGACATTGAGCGTCTAAAGGAAATCAATGCTCGTCTGAAAGAGCAATTCAAACTCACAAAGGGCGTGAAGCTTGATAAAACCGCGGTTAAAAAACTGAGCAGGAATATTCTCAAGGACTACGGCAGCAGTTATTCAAAAGGCGAATTTGAAAGTAGATTATACAGCCTCTATGACAAAATTGCCAATGATGCAATTGATTTTGAAGAGATGCAGGCGGAAACGCAGAGTATAGCAAGGGATATTTTAGAGAATGTTTCAGTGCTGAACGATACCATGCATAAGGAATATGCGGAATTGAGAAAAACACTCCGTAACACTGCCCTTACCCTGCCGGACAAGAAATATGAGAGTGATTTCAAATCATATGGTGGTTTTGATTCCTTCCGGAAGAAAAACTTCGGACGCTTAAATCTAACAAATGACGGCATGGGTGTTGATTCATTCTACCAGGAATTATCGGAAATGTACCCGGAATTGTTCCTGAAAGACATTGCGAATCCTTCCGACCAACTTATGCTTATGTCTGACGTCCTAGACGGTTTAATGCCAATATATGAGAATCCTTTTGACAGAGACTTGAATACTGCTGTTGAATATTTGGCTGCAGAACTATTCGAGGGTATCACAGATGTTCCGCAGGCTAAATCGACATATGCCGATATGCAAAAGGCAAAACTTGATATTGCCAAAGCGGAAAATAAGGAGAGGATTAAGCAGGTTGTTGAGCAACAAAAGATTAAGAGGGATAAAGCTGTCGCTGATGTTAAAAAGCGGTATGAGGACGAAGCTTATAAAACCTGGTGGAAAAACAGGCTTAAGGAGAATGACATCAAATCTCATTATCAACAGATGATTAAAGAGATCCGCAAAGAAAAAAATCAGAAAATTGATGAGACAGCCTCCAGGTACCGTGAGCGTGTTGGCCGAATCTATGAGGACCGTAAAATGCGTGATGTAAAGGCAAGTATAGCACGAAGAGTTAAACGGCTTGATGCATTGCTCAGGAAGCCTACTCAGAAAAAACATATAAACAAAGCTCTCGAAAAGAGTATCGCCGAACTCCTTACACAGATTGATTTTACTACGGACAGACAGGGCGAAAAAACTGAACTGAGGCTTAGGGATTTGCGGGCTGAGTATGAAAAGATTGCAAAGGTGAGCGATGAAGAGGGTATGTCTGCCAAAGCAGATGAATACATCATGGAAGCTCTTGAAATGCTCAACGGTAAAAGGCTTGTTGATATGAATCTTAATGAGCTTGAAATAATGTATAATATTGTTTCTTACTTTGACCATATGGTAAACAGCTATAACAAGGCTTTTGTTGGCGGCAAATGGGAAGAAATAAGCACCAAGTCAAGTAGTATTATGAATGAGCTGCAGACTGATAAACCTGTCACGGAATCGGCTTATGATAAGGTTCAAGCATTTAAGGACATGATGAACTGGGGAATGCTCACTCCTCAAATGTTTTTCAGAAGAATGGGAAATACCTTTACAGAGTTGTACTCTGATATCAGGACTTCGCTTGATAAGAAGATTGAAAATACCAAATTAGCGCAGGATTATATGAAAAATCTTCTCAAGAATACTGATAAAAAGACGCTGCAAAGTTGGACGGGGGATAAAGCAGAAACTAAGGTATTTGACATTGGTGGTGGAAAAACTATCGAATTAACTCCGGCGCAGGTAATGAGTTTATACTTGCTTGTACAAAGAGAACAAGCAAGAGGACATATTTTTGGACTTGGAATAAAGGCGGCTCCGATAGTGAAAACAGATAAGTTTACACGAAAGAAAAGTATATCCAAACAATTTGAGCCTGCAAGGGTTACGCCTGTAGATGTTCAAAAAATGGTTGCTTCTTTATCTAAGGAACAAAGAAAGATTGCTGACGGTATAAGTAAATTCTTAAATACATACTCCAAGCAGTGGGTTAACGAGGTTACATTACAGAATTATGGCTACGAACTAGCAAAGGAGGAAAATTATTTCCCAATTAAATCAGATAAAGACTTCTTGAAATCTGATTTTGATGTTACCAGTCTGGACCCGACATTTACGTCCATGGGCTTCTTGAAAAACATTGTTAAGGGCGCAGGAAATGCCATAATCATTGAAGACGTGTTTGATGTATTCACAGAGCACGCTGATAAGGCAGCAACATATAACGCATTCTTGACAGCTACAGAGAATATGAAAAAGGTGATAAATTTCCGTACACAGGATGTAAGCATCAAGCAATCCATGAATAAGAAATTCGGTCCGCAGGCGTTTAAGTATTTACAAAAATTAATGCATGACCTGCAGGGTGGAATTAGAGTCGAAGTAGGTGCTCCGATAATTACATCTGCAATGAGAACAACAAAAAGGGCGGTGCTTGGCTTGAATACGAGAACTATTGTTCAGCAGCCTACAGCATTAATACGGGCAACGGCCTTAATCAATCCGGAATATCTTGCAAAAGGCATAGCACAGAAAAGTAACATGGAAGAAATGAGAGAGTATTCGCCGATAGCTTGGTGGAAAGCAGCAGGGTACTTTGATATTGATACCGGCCGTAGTATGAAGGATTTAATTCTTGATACAGAACCAAAGATTGATAAAATATCTTATGCAGCTATTCAAAAAGCAGACGATGTAACATGGGGCAAACTTTGGAATGCTGTTAAATTGGAAATTGCAGACACTATGCCGGAGTTGAAAGCCGGTAGTCAAGGTTATTTTGAGGCTGTTTCCGAAAGGTTTTCTGAGATAGTCGATGAAACACAGGTTGTAGATACTGTATTACACCGGTCAGATTTGATGCGGCAGAAAGATTTCTCCTGGAAGATACTCACAAACTTCATGGCAGAGCCTACAAAAAGCTTTAATATGTTGCTGGATTCGTTTGATACGTACAGGAATAGCCGTACTGCTGAAAATAAAAAGAAGCTTGACAGGACTCTGGCGGCGTATATTGCAACAACACTTGTAAATACGTTCATAATTTCATTGGTTGATTTATGGCGTGATGATGATAAGGAACTAAAGGACACATGGATTGGCAATATTCTGAATGAAGTTACTGGATTGTTGCCGATTGTAAGAGATATATACAGCTTGTTGCAAGGGTACAGTATAAAAAGAATGGAATATGAAGGGCTTGAAAAGCTAAGTCGGTCATGGAATAGAACTGTTGCTTATACTAAGGAAATGATTGACGACGAAAAACATAAATATCCGGCCAGACTGATTGTTAAGGATTGGGCAGAGGCGATAGGCTATGTAACTGGCGTTGGTGTGAAGAACGTCAACCGGGAACTTGAAGCAATTTTGAGAAACTATATGAAGTTTAATGGTGATGATGACGACGCTATTGACGAGATTTATAATTACATATTTGTTAAATAAAGGGCTTAGAAATGAGTCCTTATTTTAATATAAAAAAATTAAAAGGAGATTGAAAGTTGGATAAAATGAAAGAAGTTTTTATAACATTTTTTGCATTGGCAGGAACAGTGATTACAAAATATCTTGGAGGTATGGACGCAGTGCTAGGAGCTCTTATATTTATTATCGTAGTGGATTATGCAACTGGTGTGATTCTGGCACTGGTCTACAAGAAAAGCAAAAAAACAAAAGATGGTGCTTATGCTAGTTACACAGGGTTTCAGGGAATCGTTAAGAAGGTCATGTTGCTTGTTAGCGTTGCAGTTGCTCAGCAACTTGACGTAGCATTGAATCTTGACGGTTACATAAGGACGTTGATTATTATGTTCTTTATAGCGAATGAAGGGCTCTCAATCATAGAGAATACAGGTCTGATGGGCGTGCCCTGGCCGAAAGCCGTAAAGAATATGCTTGAGGTATTGAGAGACAAGACAAATAATGCTGATATTGAAGAAGGTGCTAAAGGTGAGTAA